GTATATCAACAAACAGAAGTCGGAAGATTAGGTGGTGACTTATGAAACGTATCAAGGCAGAAGTTATCTCTATTGCGGAGTCTGTCTGGGCTAACGTAAAGCCTCAGATAACTGCCGTTTTCAACAAAGCATCCGACCATGTGCTTGCGATTGTTATCGCGTCCCTCACCGTTGGAGCAGGTGCTGTTACAACCACGACGGATATTCAAGTTCCGATTGTTTCAGATGTGGTTGATGCCGTACCGTATATCGAGCCAAAAGCTGTTGAAGCAGCAGAGGCCAAAGAGGACGCTGCCGCGCTTGAGCGTGAAGAATTGCGCGACCGTATTTCTCTGGTACTTGATCTTGTTGGCTCCCTCTCTGACAGGGTGGATACTGTGGCTCCAGTAATTGCCACGAAGTCTATTGACTATTCCTGTAAGGGAAACCAGGGCTCTGTGTCGCTGTCGAACATCACAGTGCTGAAGGCTGCTGCTCATACGTATGCTGCTGAATTCCGAGGCATCAACGGTGGGCGAATCTTTATGCACACTGGCGATTGGACCAACATGCAGGGGAAGCAGCTTCTCGCTACTTCATCGGTTGTGTTCGCTAACTCAACTATTACCGATAACGAAGCTGACGGCCTGAACCTCGGGCAAGTTTCTTCTTCAACAATTACAACCTATAATATACCAAATTCAGCAGGTACAACAATTTGGGAGGACGACGTTGTTGACCGCATCTACTTCGTGGCTGATGGCGTGGACTGCCGCATCTATGACTTCGATGCTGATGGGATCTTCACCGATGGCATCATCATCTTTGAGAATGTCTATGTGAACAATGGCTCGATCAAAAACTCATCCATCGGCAGCGCAGATAGCTTTGCGAACGTGGACTTCGACGTTGAGGTGATTGTCTCCAGTACTGGCACAGTTACCCACTCAGGGAACAACGGCTTCGTAGCGGTTGGTTATTAGATATTAGGCATCTATATCGGGTAGGTGCTTGGAGGTCTCTGGTCACTGGTCACCAGGGGCCTCCTCTTTATTTTGAACATATCAACATTGACAGGTTATACACTAGGGATTACCAGGTTATCACCCGGTCAACGTATAGGCCGTTTGTGTGATATAATACGTATTTGACCTGGATGCGAGGGGATGCAACCTCGAAGCCTTTATCATATATAGATAACACTAGGCCCATGTAGCCGAGTACTTTACATCAATAGGTACAGTCATACCTGGTACTACATTTTCTAATTCTTCTCGCTTGCTTTCAATGTCATATCGTCCATCCATAACTAGCTCATCATGGATAGGTATCTTGAAATTCCAACCGTATCCCCACACTTTCCTCATCTGCCTCTTGATAACATCAGCGCCTGAACCCTGAATAGGGTAGTTTACTGCTGTCCTCTCAACTGCAGCCACCTCACCTGGATTATCAGGGTCAGGTTCCTTCAAGTAGATACGCCGCCCACCTATGGTTGTAACGTACCCATCCTGCATAGCTTTGTCTTTAGAGTACATAATATATTCCATGGCTTGAGGGAAGGTATTACCCCAAGCAATACCAAGATCATGGGCAAGTCGGAGATCAGGAACTCCCGCTGTCTCAGCTATAGTCTCGTCACTACCTCCATAGATCATAGCATAGCCAGTATTTTTAGCCGGGTCCCTAGATACACCCATAGCTAAGGCAGTATATAGGTGTATGTCGCACTGTTCGCACTTAGTTTGCCCATTAGTACATTGGTGTTGAAGGTTAGTTGCTTGGCTGAATACTTCTCCCATCGCCACGTCGCTAGAGAGATATTGTAGTATACGCAACTCCTGCTGTGAATTGTCGAAGGAAGTGAAAACGCCGGAGTCTGGCAAGAACATTCCACGGAGATGTTTTGGTACGTTGAGAGCTTGAATCTCTTCGGGTCCAACTTTGTAGCTAGATATTCTTGTAGTTGCGGCGAGGAGATGGTAATGAGTATATACACGGTCGAGTCCTCTCAGCGGGCTAACGTAACCCATTTGCTTTTGTACTGATCTGTAACTTAGTACCATAGCTGCTAACGGATCACTCATCTTTTTCAATGTAGTCTTATCTAAAGTAAAACTAGCCTTCTGTTGCATAGCTTCACTTAGTAACTTATCTCGCCGTTTCAGCCTTAGGTGTTCAAAGGTATCAGGGTATTCCTCGGCTCTTAGCCCTAGAATATAAGCCATCTGCTCACTGGACCCTGGGTTGGCTGAGTATTCCTCCTCACAGTAGTCCCTAAAAAACTTTATCTTCTGGTTGAGGTCAAGGTACCATCTATTTACTTCACGTTGGTCAAGAGCTAACCCTTGACCTTGAGCCACAATAAGTATAGGTATAGACTCCATCTCTTCCATATAAGGGTCGAGATCCATTTCTGGTAAGATAGTAAGTAGTAACTTATGAGTAGTACGGACATCCCATATACATTTCTCTGCAGTAATTACCTCAGGGATATCTAGCATTGTCTTGCCTTTTGGCAGAACATCCTCTATATCTTGTATCTCTGAGCCATCATCCTTTTCTAAGTCTAGTGCTGCGGCTAAAGTCTTGAGTTTACCTGGTAGTCCAAAGGTGGTACAGGCAATCATACTATCTAGTATAGGCCATATGGGGCGATGACCGCACTGCTGCCATATCTCTGGGGCATCGAACATAGAGTTGTGCATAATTTTTATAACAGATGGATTTTCCATAAGGTTCCATGGAAATTCTTCTAGTCCACCTTCTTTGAGCCAGCTAAAATACCATCCATGCTCAGGTGATATACTAATCCCAATACCTATAATAGTACGGTCTTTTAGAGAGATAGTTTCAATATCAACTGCTATGAACTTTGGAGTAGTAGATAATAATTGGTGGCTATAATCTATATCCATACCTTGGTAAGTACCAAGATAATACCAACCTCCATAATCAATCAACGGCATATATTATTTCTCCGTTTAGATGGGCTAGTGGGATACCTACATTTACTATTAGTTCGGTACATCTACGGCATAGGTTTTTATACGGTCCATTACCTGCCACATACAAGTGTGACTCACTAAAGGATACAAATCCATGTAACTGTGCATATAGTACAGCATTAGATTCAGCGTGGATACAAGCACATAAGTCAAGCTCGTCACCTGACTTTATGCTACCATTCTTCCTTTGTAAGCACCTATGGCAACCATCATCAGAACAATTCCTTTGACCCTGGGCAGTACCATTATACCCAGTGGACACTACTCTGTGTTCATATACTAGTACGGCGCCATAGTGTGAACCATGACAGTCTGCTCTAAGGGCTATAGTCCGAGCTAGCCATGTGAAGTATGTATCCCAGTCAGGTCTCATAGTTCTTTCCCAAATATAACTATGTCTTCATCCAAAACTACCTCAAACCCTCTACTCTCATGTAGCTTTAGGTACCCTGTACCTGGGCTATGACGCTTATGCCACTGTAAGGTTTTGAAATGAGGGCTACCATCCTTCCAACCAACAGCATCTTGCGTACATACTTTCTCAAACCACTTGCTCAGGTATTGCCTCTCCTCAGCCTTCATAAAGTCTTTCATGATGGTGGTGAGTGTACCACCTGGTACCAATGCGTCGTAACAAGCACGATATACTTTGGTCATCTCATGGTTGTATTGGAACTTATTGAGTTTACCTATGGATCGTGGGTGGTCACTATAGACTTGGATTGACTCAGAGTAAGATCCAGCTAGATGTTTGGTTGATTCTGCTTTAGGTTTAGATACACTAAGTACTGCCGCATATGGGGGACTACCCATTATGTGGTGGATGTCAGGATTACCCCATTTGAGGAATGCTTCTCGCTTAGCTGTTGGTATGGTAATTCTATTATCGCCTTCAAGTAGTAATACATTAGCGCCTATATCCTGACCGCTCAACTCACTGATCTTGACTATACTTTGCTTGATGAGGTCTATATAGGTAGGCTCTAGTTCACACAGGATAACTTTATACCCCTCTAGTACAGCCATCATGCTAGTGCCTGTACCACCAAAGAAATCCATGAGTACTTCACCTGGCTTACCAACATGACGCCAGATGGAACGCATCATCTCTATGTTAGCCTTAGCAGGATGGCCCATAGAGCCTTCAGCAAACCATTTCTTTCTTTCATTGGCGTCAGCAGGGACAGTGGAGAATTCAATCCAATCTGTCTCCTCCTCACCCTTATAATAATGTCTTGGCTTACCTTTAGCAAACTCACTAGCTAGAGGTAGTACTGCAAAGTGTGTACTACCTGCCTGTATTGCCAAGAACTCAGCAATCCTATCCTCCTGCGTCATCTGCACCTATCTCCTTGAAAAATTGAACCGCTCCATTCCACCCTAATACTTCACTCATCTCCTCTATAGAAGATCGGAAAGCAGCGCCACTTGATCCGTACCATTCCACCAATCTAAGCGCACTAACTTCTCCGATACCTCGGACTCCCATAAGGATTGGGACATGCTTGTTCCTGGACTTAGGGTGAACAATAGGTTTGTGATATCTATCCCATCCAATAAACTCGATACGCTGAGTTCCAGCATAGATTGCAGTAATGTGAGATAACATCCACCTTCGGCTAGGTGTGCAGATTGTTGTGACTCCGAGTCGCTCCATCTTGTCCATCCATGTACAGATACCTTGCATGAGTCCTGAACGTGGACGTGCTTTACTACCATAAGTACGTGACCGTCTAAAGTAAGTCGTACCCTTCTTGCTGACTTCCTCACTGTAAGTGTCAACACCATATACCGTATCAAGAGGCCAGCCTTCAATGAGAAGGTAGTGCTCATCACTTTTTGTGATCTGCCTTCGGAGTTGTTCTTCCACGTGGGCAGGGAACTCTGCAATAAACTCATTCCATTGTTTATGCTCAATTTGAATTCTCTTTCCGTCTATCCCGATCCATGAAAAATCCGCCCAACCATTAGCGTTGAGCGGTTGTATAGCTACAGGTATGGACTTACCTAACTCCTGTACTATACTAATATTCTCATGCACATCAATTAGTAGAGTCAGTGGGTTCCTCCTCAGGTAACATCTCACCGGTCCTGCTCATGTGAATCATTCGGTAAAACTTCCACCACGTAGGCCAATCATGGTCCATACCATAGGCATTGAGGTCTAACCCACTAAGGGTAACCTTACCATGTGGTACTTTCTTATCACCAGCTATATCTTCTAACCTAGTCTCAATAGCTAGATCAGCTTCACGACCAAACCTTGACCAAGCATCTCTCTCTACTCCAACAATGGAGTCCACCAACCTACCTCTATCATCTAGTATCTTACCGTACTTATCCCTAACATAGTTGATATAGACTAAGTTGACCCCCGCATCTCTAGCTGCATGTATGATAGCGCTCATACGAGAGTTTGGTTCAGCATACTCAATAGATATAAGGGATTCACGCCAGCTATTCTGACCTTGTGCCCGCTCTTGTTTCTCCTGAAGTACAGACCTATGACATATATTCCATAGTTGGGTACCACTATCGAACACTATAGTCTTGGCATTGAGTCCAGGTGTACCATCGGGGAAGTGACCTTCTAATACAAACACTAGGTTCTGTAAGAATTCATACCATAATTCCTTAGTACCTATTACCATGTTAGATTGTTTGACTACTTGCCCAACATTACTGACAGCTTCTCGCACTTGTGCCAGGTTAGTACCTTGTCCAGGTAGCCTGGCCTTCAATGCACCTAGTGCTGTCTCTACCCCTTGTGCCTGCATAGGTAGAGTCAAGTCATAATTGTAGATCTGATGAGTTTCCATTAGTTCCCTGAACTGTGGTAATGGGCTACCATCTAAATCACAAGCTGCTCGCTCAAACCCACCCTTATCAAAGGTGAATATACAGATGGGTTTAGGAAACGTCAGGGCCAGGGTTGTCTTGCCTGTCTTCTCGTCGCCATCCAGCCCAATTATAAATCCGCTCAAGTTCTTCTCTCTTATCTATTACTTTATTGAGGTCACTTATGCCAAACACTACATCTAACTTAGTAGAAGTATTATCTAACCCAATACGACTGGACTTAGTGACAGTGGTTTCAACTATGAATACAGACTCACTAATGGTTATAACCTGATGGTCTCCACCTAGTGAGCCTTGAATTAGGATCTTATTATCTTTAGATATCAATTACTTCAGCCTCTGAAGATGGAGCTGATACTGGTACTTTGACATAATTCCTACCGTTGGGACAGAATTGTGCTACATCACAGTACCGCCTGCACTTGGCGTCATTGTTCCACCTCTCCTCTTGAGTACATATGTCAGGCATACTATCTGATTCAAGGTGGATCCTTAGGATTGCAGCTTTGGCAGTAAAAAATTGTTCAACTACTTCATCAGGTATAGGGTTTATAGGTATCATATACACCTGTTCAACTACACCTAAATTTTTAGCTGACTGTAACCCACCATCACGGCAAGTAGCCTGCACGAACATGTAGCGTATAGGATATCCGTCTTTCTCTAACTCAATACGGTACTTATTCAACTGTAACTCAGTATCGCGGTTGTCTACTGACTGTGGGTCCTGGTAATAAGTCCAATAGTCTGCATGCCTGCGGTCGGTACCAAGGTGGTTGGGATTCTTCTTCTTCCTTATACCTAATGATTTCATTATCCGGTATGAACCCCAGGTTTTATAGTCTATAAGATCATAGACGCCACCGTCACTATCGGGTATAGGTTGTAGTAAGTCTGCTGTACCCTGAATAACACCTGGTCTGTTGAAGTTTATCTCAGCAGGTATCTCTAACTCTTGAGCGAATCCTTCTAACATGGAGTGATAAGCTGTACCTAATTGAGCATACATGGTACCTTTAGGATCTATAGCATAATCATGCTTGATCTGTAACCACTCTTGTAAAGTACCACCTATCAAATTGGTTACGTGGGGTGTACCATCCCACTCTCTTGTCTCTGCTGCCTTTAGCAGGGTGGGTAGGGTGAGACAACGCTCAGCCATCCTACACTCACTAATACACTGGTTTATATCTATCCTTTGACCATCAGGACAGATGAATTGGGTTGCTGGCACAATGGCCACTCCTTCTATTAGGGCACTCTGGCCCTACCTTATGTTTTGAGGACTACGCCTAAGCCCACCCCATATGAGTCTTAGACGTAGAACCTCAACCTACAAGGACAAACTTGAGACTAAGCTTTGGCGTACACCCCGTCATCTCCTCGGGTGACCAGGCCAGCGTTGATTACTTCATCAATAAAGATAGAAGCATCCCCAGCTGACTCACCTTTGGCCATGATAGAGTTGACTAAGTCGGTGTCAGTCTTTATCAAGTCATTGTTGAGTGCTGCCATGTTGAATACCGTGACATTACTGCCAACCAGTAGTTCAATAGCTGCATCTCTTGCTGACTTTCCTTGTGCCGCTGCTAGAGATGGAGTCGCAGGGGTAATTCCTCCTCCTGCTGCTGGTGATACACCAGTTATAATCTCAGCTAACCCAGCTGGAGTGTCACCAAGACCCATACACTCCCAGGAATCTGTCGCTACATCATTCCATGATCCATTCACATTACGAGGCAGCATATGCCCAGGTGTGAATCCCATCCGCTGATACCTACCAACCAAGTAATCTAGTTCCTCAGCTGGTGGTATAAAGCTTACCGCTGACTTAGCGAAGATACCCCACCGTGAGTTGGCCCTAGTACTAGAGCTAATCTCAATGGTGCCATGGGGGAAGGTGTATGGAGTGGCTGAGACAATTACTTGTAACTCAGTGTAATTGAACCTTACCACTACATAGGTGTTCTGTTGACCCTGAACAGTAACAGGTTCCCATGATTCCAACTTCCCGACAAAGTCCCTAAGTGGTGTCTGTGGGCCACCACTCTCTTCTAACCCTCGCAGCTTGATAGCTGCCCTTAGTTGCTCGACCATATAATGGTCATCCTTTCTTTACCATAGTGACTACTACGATTGCACTTACAACCCAAGCCACTAATATAGCCATGTAATCGCCCAACCTGTACCTTTCTATTGATGCGTGCTGGGTGATATTATTCAGTATAACACATAGGCATATCCTTGTCAACTTAGGTCTTTTATATATACTTTATTTATTAGGTACTCCTTCCTGTTATACTCAATGTCAATAGGAGATATAATAATGCAAAGTCACGATAACAGAGATTCATCGAAGGACTTGATATGGATTATACCTAGTGTTCTTAGTTGAGTGGTATCAATGTTGACTACTAGGTTTTCAATTATGGTAGGTAATTGATGTTCACCTACTTTTATTTCAGTATCTGTAACGGCTGATAGTAACTTAGAGAATAAATCTATCTGTGTATCCCTTACATTGGATACCATGGTCTTGAGGATGGTGCGGTTTTGTTCATACAACGGTCGTATGGAACTAGGTGACCTATGTACTTTAGCTACCACACCTCTAACCCATGCGGTCTTCCTCTTGTCACGCTCAAGCTGCCGACAATTAGAACATAGCCATACTACCATCTGTTTACGGTATGAGATAGGAATACCACGTTCTCTCATCTCTATCCATGGCCACAGGAATACAGGGTATAACTTGACGTTCCTAAGGTTGAGGCATCCAACTACATAGGCGTCAGCATCCCCTAAACAATTAGTGTTAGGAGGTGGACTCATCTCTGTCAAGGCTTGGTTCAGTTCCATCCCTGCTTGAGTCTGTTCCTTCACGGCTCCTGGTAGGATTTCCTTTATCATCAGTTCTTTCCAGTGCCTCTGATCTACTGATTGGTTTGGTGGAAAGGGGACGAAGGGTACCATCTAGTTGTGTCCGTAATAGTCATCTGTATAAAACAATATACTATCCTTTGTTATGCTATAAATGTGTTATTATATCTCCAGTTCGCATTGAAGATAACAGGTCTAGTTATATTTGATGTAGCCTACCTCTTCCGAATTGTAGTGGTCAATTTCTGACAGCATATCATAGGCATCACGAACTTTATCATCGTACTCCATGCCTTCAAGCTCACCTATACTACGAGCAGGATCCTCAGCAGTAGGTGAACACATCATATAGCACCAAGCACATACATCCGCATTGGTTACAGTTACACACTGATGAAAGGGGCACTTACAGAACGGTGCACCTTCTATCATCTCTTCTTGCAACTGTATCAAAA